ATTGGTACGGGGGGCTGAACAAAGCTCGACGGGACGCCATGGTTGATATGTGTTTCAATCTAGGTATTACACGATTGCGTGGGTTTGTTAACGCTCTGGAAGCTATGTCCCGTGAGCAGTTTGACATTGCCGCTGATGAGTTTATGGACAGCCGTTGGGCCAAACAAGTAGGTCGAAGAGCCGAAGAAGTTACTGAAATGATAAGGACCGGGGAGTATCGCTAATGCCTTTGCAGAAGTTTATCTTCAATCCGGGTATCAACAAAGAAGGCACCAACTATACCGCAGAGGGTGGGTGGTTCGACGGAAATCTAATGCGGTTTCGCAAGGGGTTGCCAGAAAAAATAGGCGGTTGGGTTAAATACATAGCGTCCTCTTTCAATGGCACTGGCCGAAAGTTGCTGGGTTGGACTTCTTTGAGTGGTACAAAGCTACTGGGTCTTGGGACAAGAACTAAGCTTTATATACAGTCGGGTTCTAGCTATAGCGATATTACACCAATACGGTCTACCACGGCTGCCGGAGATGTGACTTTTGGGGCCACAAACGGCTCTAGCTCTATCAATGTAACGGATGCGGCACATGGTGCTGCCAAAGGGGATTTTGTTACTTTTAGTGGGGCATCTTCTTTAGGCGGTAATGTAACGGCTGCGGTTCTTAATCAAGAGTACGAGATTGACTCAATCACTAGCACTTCCGTATATGTCATTACAGCAAAGGACACATCTGGAGAAACAGTCACTGCGAACAGCAGCGATACTGGGAACGGCGGCAGTTCCGTTGTAGGGACTTACCAAATAAATGTTGGCCTTGATGTCTTTGTTTCTGGTACAGGTTGGGGTTCGGGTGCGTGGAGTATTGGCACTTGGGGTTCTTCCAGCGCATTGAGTTCCTTGAACCAGCTTCGGCTGTGGTCTATGGATAGCTTTGGTGAGGATTTAATTGCTAACGTGCGGGGCGGTGGGATTTATTATTGGGATACCAGCGCAAAAACCTTGGGCACAGATCGTGCTGTAAACATTTCAGAGTTGTCGGGTGCCAACTTTACCCCAACGGTTGCCCTTCAAGTTTTAGTATCGGACATTGACCGGCATGTCATTGCTCTCGGCGCTGATCCGATAAACGACAGCGCAACAGCAAGAACAGGTTCTTCTGACCCACTTCTGGTTGCGTTTTCTGATCAAGAGAACCCAGCCGAATGGTTTCCTACATCAACTAACACGGCGGGTTCTTTGCGTTGCTCAGTTGGGTCTCAAATAATCGGCGGTTTACGAGCGCGACAGGAAACTCTGATATGGACGGATGTTGCGTTATACAGTCTTCAATTTTTAGGTCCTCCTCTGACTTTCGGTCTAAATTTAATTAACGAGGGTGTTAGCTTGATCGGGCCTAATGCACCGGTAAACACGCCCTCTGGTGTTTTCTGGATGGATAAAAAAGGGTTTTATGCTTATCAAGGTGCGGTGCAGCCGGTTCCTTGCTCGGTACATGCCTATGTTTTTGACGACTTGAACGAAAGTCAGTCGTTTCAAGTGTTTGGGTTTTTAAACAAACAGTTTGATGAGGTTGGTTGGTTTTATTGCTCCGCTGACTCTACGTCTATAGACAAATATGTCACCTACAACTACGTTGAGCAGACGTGGGCCATCGGGAACTTATCTCGAACTGCGTGGCTTGATGAGGGACTTGAGAGCTTTCCTCGCGCTGCTGGTTACGCCGATGGGAACAATTACCTTTATTCACACGAAACGGGTTTCGATGCGGATGGCGTTCCCATGGATAACGTGTTTGTCGAAAGCGGTGACTTTGATTTGGGTGAAGGGGAAGAGTTCCAGTTCATCCGTAGATGTATCCCTGATGTCAAGTTCACCGGGAATTCCGGCACTACTCAGTCGATTAACTTTGTTTTAAAAGCTAGGAATTATCCGGGGGAGAGTTTGACTACTGACCTAACTTCCTCGTTTACCCCGACTACGACAAAAATTAATACGAGAGCAAGAGGCCGTCAGGCGGTTGTTAGGTTTGAGTCGGATGACAACGCTTCCATGGGGGATCGTTTAGGGGTGGGTTTTAGAGTGGGCGGCACTCGATTAGATTTACAACCTAATGGCCGAAGATGAGCAAGCTTCTACAGGGTAGACTGCCTTTTGCCGCAGGTAATCAATCGGTGGACGGTGCAACCTTTAACCGCGCTGTTCGATTGCTTGAGATTAGTTTAGGTGCTTTTGACCCAGACGCTACTCCACAGTTTACTTCTTCGGAAAGAGACGTTTTAAAGTTTGACGCGGGGTCTTTGATTTGGAACCCTTCGGTAGGTCAACTTCAGTATTTTGACGGTGCTGAGTGGCGGGTCATCTCTTCCGGCTCTTTGGCGGGAGAAAATCCTTTGCAGGCAGAAGGGCAAGTGGGGTCGGTTCAAGTAGTTACTGACGGTGACGTAGTTGTCGTGGTGGAAGGCTGATCTAGTTTTAATAACTTAAAATAGGCGTATACTGGGGACATGGGACAAGCTGCACTTAAATACGATGAGTTTGAGGAACTGGACCAAGTTCCTATACCGGAAGGCGGTATCGCTACCTTTTTGACGGCAGAAACCGGCTCTTGGGCCGATGACGACGATGATGTACCCCCCAAAGGTATTACAAACGTCGTAAAGATAGCCGACAAACTGGCTCAGTATGGTCGTAACGAAGACGAATACATGGTTCACGCCGCTGAAGGCGAGACGGTGATACCCATGGAAGTCTTCAAGCAGAATCCCGCCCTGAAAGAAAAGCTTTTTGCAGAAATGCGCATCATGGGCATTGAGCCAGAGCGTTACGTTGTAGGTAACGAGCTTAACTCAATCAACCCCGTGACCGGTCAGCCTGAATTCTTCTTAAAGAAGCTGTTCAAGGGCTTGAAAAAGATTGTCAAAAAGGTTCTGCCGGTTATAGCTACGATTGCTTTGAGCGCAGTGGTTGGTCCAGTAGCCGCATCTGCAATTGTTTCAGGCGCTCAGACGGCAATTGCAGGCGGCAGCTTAAAAGACAGCTTAAAAGCAGCGGCCATAGGCGGCATTTCAAGTTTTGCCGCAGGAAAAATTGGAAATGCCCGAGGTTGGGCTGAAAACAGCGCCAAACAAATGATGACTCAATCGGCTATCAACACCACGCTTTCTGGTGGCAAGCCGGTCGATATCTTAAAAAGCGCCGCCGTAGCGGGTCTTACGACGAAAGGTCTGGAGATGGTTCGCGGCAGGACCGCAGCCGAAACCACCCCAGAAGCAGACGTAGCTCCTCAAGTAGATACTAAACTGGGCGAAACCCTAAGCACCGACTTGAACGTAATGGACGCTACTTTAGCTAAGACAGGGGACCTTCAACCTGCCGGTGAAACGGTTATAACAACAGAGTTCTTGTCACCCGGTGAGCCTCTCGTTGCCGCCGACGCCACCGGTTCGGTAGCTCCAACGCTTCCGGAAGCTGTCGATGCCACCGCGACTGAAGTAACCGGCATACGTTTACCGGGCACTCAGCCTCCTGTTGATGCGTCTCTAGAAATGTTCCCCGCATCACAACAGCTAGTTACGGACATAGACACGACCTTGGCTCAAAACACCGACATGATAGAACAGCTTAGGGCTGGCCTACCCGCAGAAAGTGGTGCTCCCGCCTCTGACGGTGTTACGGGTGCCGCTGCGAGTGCCGATGCAGGAGCCGGAGCCGGAGCCGACGTACCGACTTTAGAAAGTTTGCAAGTGCCCGGAGCGTTTGAAAGCGTTGGGGATATTTTTACGGGTATAAAAGGTCCTGACGGGCAACCCGTAGGTATGTTTGGCGGAAGGCTTCAAGCACTCAAGAACCTTTTTCTTCCCACGGGAGAGATTGATGCCGAGGGGGTCGATGAATTTCTTAAAAACAAGTACGGGCGTGCTCCTACCGCTATCGAAACCGATGCATTCATAAAATCCAACACCGGTTTGGGCATGAACGCCTTGAGAAAGTACGGCCCCGGCGCTGCTGCCGTGTTGGGCCTGAGCGCCCTATCGAAGCCGGAAGAGGTAGAAGGCATTAACATCGATGATATACCTACCGGTCAAGATCTTATCGACGCTGATCCATCTAAATACCGAATATACGGTGACGACTTTGTTTACCAACAGCCGCAGTTTACTGTGACTCGTTCGGCGGGCAATATGTTTGGCGTGCCTGCCTTTACACCTACCCCTTTGAACGCAGCAGAGGGCGGCGGCATTATGAATTTCCCCCGTATGAACGGCCCTATCGAAGGCCCCGGCACTGAGACCTCTGACGACATACCTGCCATGCTTTCCGATGGGGAGTTTGTTTTTACGGCTAAAGCAGTGCGTGGAGCAGGCAAAGGTAGCCGAGAAGAGGGGATGAACACCATGTATCGAATGATGCGTCAATTTGAGGCTAGAGCGTAATGGCTGAAACAACTACCACTACTCAATATGTACGCGAAGCCCCCGAAATTGAGGCGTATAAGCTTGGGCTATACCAAGACGCACAAAAATACATCCAGCAGCTTCAGGCGCAAGGTATTACTCCACCTGCGCAAGCCATCGCCGGTCTTACCAGTGAGCAGTTAGCCGCCGGGGACATTGTTCGGGGCGGAATTGGCGGCTATGAGCCGTATCTAGAGGGAGCACTTGGGGCAAACCAAGCCGCTCAAGGCATGATTTCTGGGACTTCCATGCCGTTGTTGCAAGAGTCCTTGGCGCAACAACAGCAAGGTATTTCTGGTTTAGAGCAAGCACGCCAGCTAGCGGTAGCGCAGCGACAAGCTCCTTATCAGGTTAGAGATCAAGCTTTACGAGGTCTTTCTGGTGCCGCAACGGACATTGCTAGAGCCGGAGCAGGCGTAGGTAGTCAGGTGTTTGCGGCGCAGCAAGGTCTGGGTCGTGCGGGTCAATTAGGTCAACAAGCGGCACAACAAGCAATGCCCGCGAGTCAACGCGCCCAGCAAGAAGCAAGGCAGTCTGGGTATCAGGCCGGACAAATTGCAGGGCAAGGAATGCGCAGTATTGGTCAGGCGCAACAAGGAATTGCCGGTCAGGTTGGAAGTGCGCAGCAAGCGCAGCAACTAGCAGCCCAACGCGCAAGGCAATCCACGGCTGCGGCCCAAGGCCAACTGGGCAGTGCCGCCGGAAGAGCGATTCAAGAAGGCGCAATGGGTCAGCAGGGAATACGTGGCGCAGCGAGTCAAATTAGTGGTGGGATAGCGCAAGCACAACAACAGCGGCAACTTGCCGAGCAAAGAGCAAGGCAATCTACTGCGCAGGCACAAAGTCAATTAAGTCAGGCAGGGGCCATGGGTCGGGGAACCGCCCTTTCTGGCATCAGCCAGCTACGTGGTAGTGCAGAACAATTTGACCCAAGTGGCATAGGTGCCTTCATGGACCCCTTCACGCGGCAAGTAATCGAAGCAGAGCAGGCGGAAATTGCTAGGTTAGGAGAAAAGCAAGTTAATGAGGCGCGTGCGGCTCAAGCAGCGGCAGGCGCGTTTGGTGGGTCTAGAGGCGCTCTCATGGAGGCGGAAATCGGTCGAAACGTCTTGGAACAACAAGCGCGGACCGGGGCACAACTTAGCTCTCAAGGTTACCAGCAAGCTGCACAACAAGCGCAGCAAGCCTTTGAAGCGTCTAAAGCGCGTCAGCAACAAGCTGCCCAGCTTACCGGATCGTTAGGGCAAGCTGGCGCAGGCACGTCTTTACAGGCCGCCCAGCAGGCGGGAGCTTTGGGCTTGAGCGCAGAGCAATTGGCTCAAACGGGAGCTTTGCAAGGCGGTCAACTTGGTTTGTCGGGAAGCCAAACGGAAGCGGACCTTGCTCAACGGGCCGCCCAGTTAGGAATATCGACACAACAGTTACGTGGTCAGTTGGCGCAACAGGCCGGTCAGTTAGGACTGAGTGCAGAGCAACTGGCCCAGACCGGTGCTTTGCAGGGCGGTCAACTAGGCTTGTCTGGTCAAATGAATCAAGCGCAGTTAGCGCAGCAAGCCGCCCAGTTGGGTATCTCCACAGAGCAGTTACAGAACCAGATGGCGCAACAGGCGGCACAAACGGCTCAAAATCAAGGCCGGTTAGGTCTATCCGCTGCGCAATTACAGCAACAGGGTGCGCAGGCAGGCGGAGCACTGGGTCTACAGGGTCAGCAGGCGCTTGCTCAGATGGCAGGGCAACGAGCAAACATTGCCCAGCAGGGCGGTCAGCTAGGCTTGCAATACGGTCAATTAGCCCAAGCTGATGTAAATCAACTCGCGGCTCTTGCGCAACAGCGAGGAGCGATGGGTCAAGGTATCGCTGGACTTGCTATGCAAGGCGGCCAACTTGCCGGTCAGCTAGGTAGCCTTGGTGGGCAGCAAGCGGCCCTTGGACAACAAGCGCAACAGCAACGTCAGGCAGACGTACAAAGTCTGCTACAGTATGGCGGCATGGGTCAGCAGCAAGCACAAAACGTCTTGAATGCTCAGTACGCAGCAGAACAGGCAGCTTACCAGCAGCCGCTGGCGCAACTTGGCTTCTTAGGCGACATGACAAAAGCGTTGCCATCGTCTCAAAGCGCCGTATTCCAACAAACAGCACCTTCTCCAAGCTTGGCTCAGACAGCCGGTGGCTTGGCAATGGGGGCGGCTGGTCTAGCGAGGGCCTTTTAATGAGCGTAATTCAAAGACCTTTGTTTCGAGCAGCCGGTGGCGGCGCTAACAAGTTCCCAGATCTTAGCGGGGACGGTAAAGTCACGCAGAAAGACATATTGATGGGACGTGGCGTTATTGAGAAGCAAGAAGGCGGCGGTGTTGGCCCTATGATGCCTGCTGAAGCGCCCATGGACCCGTTAGCACAAGATGTTTTGATGGCGCGGGAAGAAGGCGAAAAGATTGGTTTGGATTACCTTGCTGAAACCATGGACGGCATCGACATGGCGGCAAACACGGAGGAGTTAATTAACTCTATCCGAGGTAATGACCGTCCCCTGCAAGATCGGGTGGCAGAGCTTGCCACGTTTGTGGGTGAACAGGACGCGGTTCAAACACCCGAATCTGTTCTTGCCATGGTTCAACCTACTATCATGCTGTCAGAGGAAGGCGCTATCGATAGCGGCGTAGGCGGGTTAATTCAACAAGTTATTGGCGAAGGCGATATGGGCGCAGAAATGGGTCAAGGCGTTGGCGCTTTGATGGCTCAAGGTCAGCCTGAACCCGTGGAACAACCGTTGCAACAGTTCAACCAAGGCGGTGCCGTAAAAAAGCTCGCATTCGGTGGCGACCCGGTCTATGACCCTGCTCGCGGCACGTCTTTTGGTATGCAGTCCATACAAGCGAACCTTGCCGACGCAACGGGGGGCATACAGCCTGTTCCGGACCTAGCGTCTATGCTTCCTGAAGAGTACGCGGCGTTATTACAAAGTGAGGCGCTACAACGGCGTGAACCGCGAAGTGCAAGAGACGCTGCCGCAGAATATCAAAAACTGATGGAAGAAGCTTATGACATCGAAGGACAGCGGGCTTTTTCTGATCGTGAGGCCGCTTTAGATTTAGCGCGGGCAGGCTTTGCTTTTGCCTCTGGTCGAGATCCAAAAACCGGCGAAAATATGGCCGGGAGAGGGTTTTTAGCCCAATTAGGCTCCGTGGGGCAGCAGTACGCTGAAAGTGCGGGCGAACGTCTAGCTAGAGAGCGTAAAGGTGAGCAGGCGCTTCGATTAGCGGCCATACAACAAGGGATTGCGGCAGAGCAGCGCGACCAAGAAGCGCAAGAAAGAAGTACTTCTGACGCTAGGCGGGCCATTATGGAAGCGGGCTTGGACAAACGAAGACTTGATCAACAAGGTTTGATTACTGTAGCGGGTATTAAAGCAGCGGGCGTGACTGTAGGCACGCAGATCGGTGCAAACTTGTTTGAAAGCCGCGAAAACCGAAAGTTTCAAGAGCAGCAAACTAACCGAAAAGCCGAGATAGAAGAAAATTTGACGAATCTCAGAGCAGATTTAGCCGAGGCTCAAGCGGAAAATGATTTTGGTCGGCTAAAAGAACTGACGCAAAAGCGGCATGAAAACCAATTGGATCTTACGCAAGTAAACTTTGACAACGATTTGGCAAAACAGGCGGATCAGTACGCTCGTCAGTATAAGAATCAATCGGCCTTTATCAACTTGCAGGGCGGTATAGATCAAGCACTGCAAACTCAGCGGTTAGATCACACGACTTTGTTACAGAATGATCGGCAAGATTTTCTTGCAGGTGAGTCTGAGTTAGGCCGAGAGTTACAAAGGGAATTGAGCAACGATGAATTAGAATATCGTCGCGAACGCTTAGAGCTTGAAGAGGAGCGGTTTGCACAGGACAAGGCTTTAGCGCCTTCAACCGACGATAGCTTTTTATTCGACATTTCAGACGGATTCGTTGGGCAAGGATCGCAAGCACGACAATTAAACGACATCAATTTAGATATACAGAAACTTCGAGCGGCAGCGGTAGCGCAAGGCATAGATCGAAACTTCTTGGCTAGGACAGACCAGAACCTCGCTAATTACATTAGTTTGGCTGATCTGGCTTTGCGCCAAGAACGGATGGCTTTTGCGAAAAGCGAGTCAGTTCTGGGTGCGCTACAAGCACAAGGCGCAGGGCCGAAATTCGGCACAGCACCGCAGCAAACGGAGCTTTTGGGCAACAGGGCCGCTATTAATGCCTACGCCAGAGGTTTGGACGTTCCGGGCTTTGATATTGCACTCAACAACATGTTTGGCACGGTGACCCTAGATAACCGAGGCAACCAAGTCCCTGCACGAAATCTGACTCCGGCCCTGCGAGCCGCTCTTATAAAACGTAAAGAGGCAGGCTTTGCTGTTCCAGCACTACCCGGCTTTGCAAACGGGGGTGAGGTAGATATGGGCGCGGGACAGGGCCTTCTTGATCCTGTCACAGGTTTTCGTTTTCCCATGACACAAGAAACGCTAGACCCAGAGCAGCTTCCTCGCACCTATGAGCCTACTATCACGCAGGACATAGCAGACATCACTAAGGCTACCGGCACGCAAGAAGGGCTTCTCAACGTTGGAGGAGTGGCCTTAAATACTTTAGCTAACGCTATTTTCGGTACAGAAGCAGGGCTTGCTGCCGATACTCGACAGGCTAAAAAGGCCGTTGAAACGCTAGGCACAGTAGCTACCACAACACTCATGGCCGCTATACCCGGTAAAGACAACGTTGAGCTACAGCGCATGCTGAAAAACATGCAGGTGCCCGCCGATTCGTTTAGCTTACAAGATGACGAGGCGTTGGATTACTTTAAGTTAGCGCGTAACACCATGGACCTTGGCATCAAAAACCAAGAAGACTTGTTAGAAAACGCTAACCTGACGCGGAAAGAAATCACTAAGGTGCAGACGGATCTGGCGCAGATGAACGCGATTCAAGCTGAGTATGACAACGTCATCAAAGCGTATGAGGCCAAGCTGATGCCGTCTGAAGAAGTCTACGATTCACTAGATAAGTTTTTTAGGTAAATGGCTATACCACTAACGTACTTGCCGTCCACCCTTGCACAAGGCATATCTGACGTGTCTGAGGAAGAGCGGGCAAGTCTTCGCGCTGCGCGGGCCAACGCTAAGAAGCCGTTGGACTTTGATCTGAACGGCGCTTTTGTTGCACTTTCCGACAAAGGCTTTGATTCCCGAACGTCTTTGGATCTCATCGCTAAGAAGCTTAGTGAGAAAGCCAACTTCGATTTATCGGGTGCCCGCAAAGCAGGTTTCACCAACGAACAAGTCGTAGCCAAGCTTATTGGTCGAGATCCCGATGACCTTGAATCAGACCCGGTAGGCTCCTTCTTTGGCGGCATCGGAAGAGGTGCAGTAGAAGGGTTGCCCGGCGGTGTAGCAGGTGCGGCCACGGTAGCCGGTCTTACCGCAGCCGGAGTAGCCTCCACCCCGCTTTTGCTGGGCGGCGGCATTTTGGCAGCTATCGCTACAGGAATGACGGGTGCGGGTGAGGCGCTAGAAGAAGCTACCCTTGGCGAAAGGCAGCTACTGCCCGGAGAACGCGGCGCGGGGGCCGCTGGCGAAGTGCTCGGCAGCGTGGCAAGTACGGTTCCGCTCACGCAACTTGCTTTAAAAAGCATCCCAGAGGCAGTTGATTTTGGGGCGAAAAAACTTCTTGCGCGACACAACGAAGAAAAAGCCAAGCTTGCTCAAGAGGCAGGTAAGCTTTTCATCAAAGATGGTGTGCCTAAAAACGTCAAACGACGTGAATTTTTAGAAAACCTTGTTTCCAGTGTGGGTAAAGAAGCCCGAGACAAAAGCGCAATCAGCTTTGGTTTACGAGAATTGGGCTACAGCGCGATTCCTGCTGCCGCAGAAGGCCTATCAGAGTCTTTATACCCCGGCGAAGACGTTACGCGAACAATAGCGGGTGTCGCAGCGTCGTTAGTCCCTAGCCCGGCCTTTCTTGCAGCGGACGCTGCAACCTCGTTGGGGGGAGTAGCTAGACAAGACGTTTCCGAAAAAGGCTTTAAAGGCTCCGCTAAAAACTTGTTTGGTGTTTTAGACCGTGGAGACAGGGCCAGAAGGCAAGCTGCCGCTGAATACATTGTAAAGTCTTATAACGCCTCGCAAGCTGCGGCGGCTAGGTCAGCGGGGCAACCCGAGCCGGAAAACGCGGCTCTCGCATTTGCAGATGAGCTAGACCGCTTAGTTGCTGACGATCCAGAATTTGCCAAGCTGCTGACCCCCGGTCAACTGACCAACGACCCTTTCTTTTTGTTGCTGGAAGCCTCTACTCGAAGCGGTAACGTCCCGTTGACTAGTCAGCAACGAGACTTTGGCATTCAATCAAGGCAGCACTTACGGCAGTTGATTGAAACGCTTCGTCTAACAGGCAGTGATGAGCTTTTAAAAGAAGCGGCAAGGTTGGAGCAGAAAGGACTAGAAGCCGAAATCACCGGTCTTTTAGATGTTGAGCTTACCAAAGCTGCTGAGTCAGCCGATAAATTGGCTTTGGTGCGTGGTGACACAGACACCACCGCTAAAATAAAAGAAGACCAAGGTACTCTATTGAAAGAGGCCGCAGAAAAAGCGGTAGAACAATCCAAGGTCGTTCGCCGAAAATTATACGCGGATGTTGATAAGAACGTTCAAGTTAGCACGGCCCCTCTTTTAGCGGCATACCGTGAGCTTAGGGCGAGCAACTTGCTGACAGAGGCGGGAGAGCTAAAGGGTGATTTGATCAATGATCTTAGAAACTATGGCTTACAGACCGATACAGGCTTAGGTGATTTACTGAAAGAAGCCGCTTCCAAGAAAAAAACGTTAAGTAATCGATTGGATACGGTTGGCCGAAACTTCCAAAAGACAGCAGAGGGTAACCCGGACGCGTTTAACACCTTTGATCTTTTGGTAGACACAAGTGGCGGCGCTGCAAAACGAGGTTATGAAAACCGGTTAGATCAAGTCATTGCCGGTTTCTCAAGAAAAATAGATGACCCCGATGCTGCCGGGACCGAGATGTCCGCCCCTGTTCGAGCAAACATCTTAAAGTTAGCGAAGCAAGCCAAAGAAATTGAATCCATAAAGCGAAACTTGACTCAAGCAACGTCAGAAATCGACAACGTTTCGCTAGGCGATTTCTCTGCGGACGAACCGGTGATGAAGCCTATTGGGGAATTGTTGGCTTTCCGGAACAAAGTTAGAGAAGGTTTTAGAGACGCTCAACGAGGCGTCAAAGATGGTCCTACCGAAGCGCAACTAGCTATTTTAAATCGCGGTGCTACGGAAGCCATACAAGAGCGTATAGATAGCGGCACTGTTGACGGAGTGTTGTCGGACAACCTGAAAGCATTGGACTTAGCAGAAAGGTATGCGGCAGCACATCAAAATGTTTTCAGAAGAACGTTTGTGGGTAGGCTTACTCGAACAAAGCTGGATGGCGATGAATTCATTGCCCCAGAGCAAGCATTAGAAAAGTTGTTTGCCGGAAGCCCAACTAAAAACGTCCGAGAAACACTGGAGGCTTTTGGTTTCCAAGGTTTAGAAGGCGGGGAACTAGCCTTTGACGAAGACTTTTTAGGCACGGCCAGCGGTGCAATTAATGCTTATTTACGCAACGAGATAGCGGGCAAAGCTAAGGCTACAACAATTGTCAATCCGATTACGGGCAAGACAGAAACGGTTCAAACATTAGATCAAAGAGACATTGATCAATTCTTGAACAAAAACTCCGAAGCTCTAGCGGCTTTAGATCCCAGCGGTAGTTTGCTTAATGACTTACAAAGCGCCGGGACCTCTAAGATTGCATTGGAATCTGCCTTAAATACTCAGACCGAGCGATACAAGACGCACCAAGCAGAAGTCAATCTGGGTAAGTTCTTGGAGGTAGACAGTGCTGAAACCGCTGTACAAGACATCATTTCAGGAAAAAATGCTGCCACCGATCTGAAGACGCTTGCTCGGCGAATAAACAACGCTCAAATTAACGATGTTCAAAAGCAAAGTCATAAAGAAGCCTTGTTTTCAACACTGGTGGATGCGGCACTGACTAGGTCATTGGAGGGAACTGGTGACAAACAAGTCATTAATTTTTCCAAGATGTACGACATCTTGTACGACACCTCAAATAGACGAACGCAGGTAGGGCTTACTAACTACTCGAAAGAAGGCCCCAGTTTGATGCAGATCTTGGATGACGCGGGTGGTGTTCCAAAAGAACAAGCGGAAGAACTCAAAACTTTCCTACTGCGGGGCAAAAAGCTTACGGAGGCGCTAGACGCGGGCGTAGATGACTTTATCGCCGCTAAGGACACCCCTGCCGCTAAAGACTTCATTGCACGCTTTGCCGGTGCTCAAGGCGTGTCCGAGGTGACCAAGATGCTTGGAATGACGCCGACGATCCAAACCACGGCGGCAGGCGCACAGGTGCTACGAAATCATTTTATTAATCTGCCTAACATAGTTGCTAAAGACTTATTAATAGACATATCGAAGCCGGGGGGCGCTGGGACCAGATCTAGCGCGAAAACGCTAGCAGACCTTATGCGTGCCGGTTCCAACGAGACACAACAAAGTGATCTGAGCACTCGGATTTTCGTTCGCATTGCACAGAACATTATCGGGTCCCCTTCTTACCTAACTTCTTTATCTGTACGAGGCGCACAGGCCGCACAAGAAGAACAGCCCACGTTAGAGCCTGCTCCCGTCGAGCAGCCGGTGGCTGTAGAACCGCCGATGGCCCCTCCGATGCAGCAGCCCATGCCGCAACAAATGGCAGCGCCTCAACCGGCTCCCCCACCTCAAGGCGGAGCAAACCCGCAACAGCGTCAGCAGTTCGCGGCCCTGTTTCCTAACGATCCTATCTCTGGCCTGATACAACAGCAGGGCATAGCTTCACTACCTCAAGCGCCTCAATAATGGCGGAAGGTATTGAAAGTCTCGCTTATCCAGAAGATTTAGAAGCAGCAAGGCAAGCTTCGGAGGCTATGGCCGACCAAGAGTTCATAGCCGAACAACAAAGTGGGTTACCCGAACGCATGCGAATGAGCGGCGATCTTGGGTTTTTTTCTGCCATGGGATATCAAGGCGACTACCCTCAAACCGGGCAAGAGGCGGAAATTATTTCTTACGGTGTTCAAGACGCAGAACAACGTCGTAGGGGCATTGTTCCAACCATTGGAACCGAGGGTGGAACCATGGGCGGATTTTACCTTACTAAAGAAGCTGATCCAGAAGCCATTGGTCGAAGATACGGCGGTATTGAAGCTTTTGACACCATGGGTATGCCTAAAGCAGGTTCTGTAATGTTTTTTAATTCTCCGGAATACCGAGCAAAGTTAGAAAAACAACAGCGTCGAGGTAGGTCAGGGCAAGAGGCCGTCTCTGAAACGATCAGCCACGAGCTTCTGCACAGAGGCGCGGCGGACGTTTTACCCATGGCTGCGTTGGCGGAGTTCGCTCAAGAAAAAACAGGCTTTTTCCCTTCTGATGCAGACAGGGCCGTCAAAGTGTTTGAGACAATGCAGTCTATAGACGGTCAGCATAGCTACACAGAAGCGTTGAAAAACTTTCAGTTATCTGGAGGCGATGAGGGAAAGCTTTCGGGCAGTGACCAAGAGAAGATAAAAGATTTAGTCTCTGCCGGAGCGGTCGCTAATCAGTTCTTCACCCCCGAACGTCAAGAAGAGTTTCAACTTCGCGTGCCTATTCAAGCCACGGAGCTAACCGAATGATGCAGAGACTTCAGCAAGGTATTGGGTCCATGCTAGCAAGCCGACCATTAGGGCGCGGTGGACAACTTAGACCTAGACCTAGACCTAGACCTCAACCTCAATTAGGTCAGCTTCAAGGTAGCTCTGGGCCTAGGCCCCCGTCTTTGGAAGAAGTGCTATCCCTGAGTCGTCCTAGCCAAAGTCACCGTGCTGGAAACAACATGCCACTGCCTTCGTTCATGCAGCCGCAAAACACCACCGATCCCACGCAATTTGGTGGTGAAAAAGCAACTAATCTTGGCAGTTTTAAGCCGGGGAGTGGAATTGCAACTAATCTCGGCAGTTTTAAGCCGGGGAGTGGAATTGCTTTAGGTGGACAACTTAGACCTAGACCTAGACCTAGACCTCAACCTCAATTAGGTCAGCTTCAAGGTAGCTCTGGGCCTAATCCTCCGTCTTTGGAAGAAGTGCTATCCCAACGCGGCTTTGATATGCCCGAAAGACCGACAGGCGCTATGACTCAAGATCTGGCGGGGAGTGGTAAAGACCCAGTGACAGGCAACATGATCTCTTTTTCTAGCAGTATGCGCGGGTATTACAACGCATTAAATGATATGTACGCTCAAAACCCAGAGGCTTTGGAGCTTGCGAAGCAGTACCACGCTGATCCATTTCAATTTGGTGGCAAGCCGTCTCCTACTGGTTCTCTGGGCGGACAACTTAACGGGATTCAGACGATTCAGCCACAACTTGCGCCGGGATTTAAAAACGATATGGCGACTCGCCGAGGACAATTCGGTCAACAGCCTCAGTTCACTCAACAGCCTCAGTTCACTCAACGGCCTCAGTTCACTCAACAGCCTCAGTTCACTCAACAGCCTCAGTTCACTCAACAGCCTCAGTTCACTCAACAGCCTCAGTTCACTCAACAAGATATGGGCGGAATGATG